CTTTAATAAGTTCAAACACAAGGCTGATAAACTCGATAATAAGAGGGTATCAGAACAGAGCTCTAACTCGATCAAGCTCTCAAAAATTTTGGATCGAGCCACTAAGTTAAAAGACAAGATTAATAATTATTATGAGTATTACAAAATGCCACAACCAGAAACACTAAATAATTGTCTTTTATTAAATAAGTATCTAAAAGTAGATTTTAGAACATTAGAAGAATATAATCAGACTTTGAAGAATAATTATGATAAAAAGAAGTATTTGCCTGTTGAAACAAATCCACATCATATAAGTCATTACATAAGATCAGTTTATGAATGCAGGAATATCACAGAGAAAATACAATACACCATTGAATGTGATACAGGAGATGTGGTACCAAGTCGCCCAATAATTGATATTAATGCTACAAGGATATTAAATGCAGGATTAACACCAATAATACTCACTCCTACTGTAGCTGTAGATGATAAGGATAGAAATCAAAAAGTTAGAAATGCTGTTGCCAGATATAATGACTTTGTAACTAATACACTAAATAGTGATGAAATGGAATATGCTAAAACAGAGATAGAATCATTCCGATATGATGTTAATATGAGCATGAAGAAAGGTAGAGATAGTGAATATGATGACATTATACCAAAACCTGAATATGTCAATTTGTTCCTCAAAGCTAAACAAATCAAGGAAGAAGGTTATGAGAATAAAGATGGTGAAGTTATTGATAGAAAATTAAAATTAGTCACTACATATAATCAAACACTACAACAAGCATCACGAAATAAACTCATACCTAAAGATGCATTAATAAACTTAACAGATATTATATATTATATTAACAATGATGATTTATATGAAGTAGCATCAAGAATGGATGATGGATCTATAATGGTAGGAACTGCACATGTCCCCAAATATTTTGACATAGATCAACATCCAATTCAATTTGAAGCAACAAATCCAAAAGCACCAAATTCAAAAGAATCTTATATACAAAAGCAAGAGGGAATTATGTTTATAACACCAGTCACTGCAATAGATAAAAATGATTACTCCATTAATGAAGTCAAAATGGTCATGAAAATGAAAGGAAATGCATATAAATATGTACATAGTCTAAAATATATGGAATATTTGCATGCATCCATGGCATCAGACATAATAATTACTAATCATGATTACAACTTTGTGCTAAGATGTGTGCCTTTAGAAAGAGTTGACTGCACGGGTACTTACTATATAAGATTTGAGATTCAAAAGATAACCAACCCAACAGCTGAAGATTTGATCGGTGACTATTACACTTTAGACTATGCTAAACAGTATAATTTGATATCAAAATTGTTGCAGAAAAGACAAGATATAGTTGATAAGAATTGGATAAAATATCACCACTATGTAGCTGAAGTTAATGCTTACAACAGAAAAATAAAAGAACTAAATGATAAAATGAATAAAATCAATCAACATATAGAAACTGATAGTGAAGATGAAGAGCAAGAAGAAGAAGATAAAGACGACAGGTCAGTTAAAACCCAAATAAATATAACAAATAAGAAAACACATCTTAAAAATAGAACAATAGTACAGATAAAAGAATCACACACAGTCCCAGATATTAATGATAAATTGGTGATAGTATCAGTTAATCCAATACCATTTGATAAATATGATATCACTGAATACAATATGATCAATACGGAATGCAAAGATGACAAACCCAATGAAGATGATGATTCAGAAGTATCCAATTATCATTATTATATATTACAATTTGAAACTCCAGCTGCTAGAAAGGCATTTGAAGTTAAATTACAACAAACAAAGAACCAAATTCCTTTCTCAGCAATCAGAGATAACAAATCTGAAAACCACAAAACCATAATCAAACCAATTAATGATTCATCATCAGAATCATCTTCAACTATTCCAGCCTTAAAATTCCGTAGAATAGATTCAAAAATTCAAGAACAAGAAATTAACTTAGAATATGAAATTCCTAAAGTTCCAAAAATTGAGAAATATGACACCACACAAACCTATAGCCAAATAATTTTAGAGGTCAAGAGCAGTGCTTTAAATGAGAAGAATACAATATCCAGTGGTGACATTAACCTCCCTCTTGAATTCACAATGAAAATACCTAATAAAATAACATTCAGAAAAGCAACCATTAAACAAGGTGATAAAATACCAATTCAACAACCTAAAGAACAAATACCTGTATTTTTGAAAGATGGACATTATTATTTCACTAAACAAGTTGTATCTGAACAAGAAAATACTATTTACACTATTAGAGAAAAAATTGATGATATGACAAAAGAAATCAATACAATAACAACTGTTGTGAACCCACTTTTAATTAACAAGTTGACTGCTAGAATCATGACAGAACCAGAATTAGATGCAATAACTATGAAAGGACTTATTAAGTTTATTAACTCATCAGCACCAGAATTAGATATTCCAAGTCAGGTAATACCTTTATTGGCTAGAGTATTAATGCATGTATTTGATTCAGAAAAGAGATTAGGATCAATAATGGCATCATCCTTAGTTCGTAACATCAATGACTTCAGAAAAGGCGAGTATAAAATTGAAGAATATAAGGAGCCAAATTATGCATGGTATGAGAAATTATGGAGATGGCTAACAACACTATGGAGAATGAAAGAGAAAGACATACAACTACTGACAGGCCCGCAGGATTTTACCCCTGCCCAACAATCCCTCCACTAAGGAGGGCCCCAAAAGTGCCTATTTTCGTGGGGGCAGACCACGACCAAATCAACTGCCAAAATACTATAAATACTAAACAAATCACAACTTCACCACTAAAACTACCTAATATAGATATCAGAAATCAGAAGGAATTTACATTCTTATCAGACAATATAGAAAAACATGCAAGACCAAATAATACATGCTGTATAGATAGTGAGAAAGCACTAATTAATAATGAACACCCTCATTTGAAATCAATACCTATTGCAACACTTCAGGATGATGATATAAAAATTCTTGATGATTACACAAAATTAGGTTATTTACGTAAGACACAGACTTCATACAATCGAACATCACAACATGGGTTTCCCCGTTTATTAATACAGATTAAAGACCCACAATTGAAGAGTTTAGCCGAACAAACCCATCCTGAAGTATATTCTTATAATCACAATTTGCCTCATCACTTACAAAAATATACAGATACAATCAATGACATTATAGTTTCCCAAATACAAGACCAGAAGCCAAAGAAAATAGGATTTGAAAAAATTCTTAATCCCATCAATGATCCTTTAGAACCACAGGCAATGATGTACGGCAAAAACAAACAAACTCTATTTGCAGCAGCTAAAAGACAAATAAAAACAGCACCACTTCCATCCTCTACTATGGCCTCTCAGTTTGTTGAGTTTTGTAAGGAAAAAATCGAAGAGGACATAGGTGAAGATCTCAACAATTTTGGATATAATGAAGCACAATGGTATACCCACTTACCAGCACAAAAACAAAAAGCAATAACACCAATCAGAACTTATTTCCGAAATCCAGAAATTTTCAAACTAATATATTCTACTAAAGAAGAACAACAAATAATTGATGAAGATTATGAAGCAATAGTAAAAGCAGAAATTCAGCCTACAGATGGTAAACCTAGAATGGTATGTTCTATACCTCAGAGAACCAAGTATGTAATGGGACCAGTCACATGGCAACTTGAGGAGTTATGTGCAAAGAAATTAAAAGGATATTGTGGAGGAAAGAATCTAACTCAAATGGCTGAAGATATCAACTACTATTACAATCAAGGTTTTACAAAAGTAGTTGAAGGGGATGGTTCCGCTTTTGATAATTCACAAGATGTTACACTTAAGGCTGTAGATAGATATATATATGACCGTGTATTACCTAAAATATATCATGTCCCAAAGGCAGAATTTTACCGTCAATCTCATAAATATTACAAAACAATGAATGTTAAATATACTGAGGAGAATAAGAAGATAACATATTTAAGATATAAAGTGTTAGGAACAGTATTTTCAGGAGACGCTGACACTACACTAGCTAACACCATCCGAATGGCAATGTATAATCGTTTCACCAATGAACAAGCAGGGCTCAGATATGGTATTGATTATGTTTGTTTTTCAAAAGGTGATGACTTCACAGTGTTATATAAACCATATATTTCTGACTCATTCATAGATAATGCATATAATACACATTTCCTACCAAAACCTGAAGGTAAATACGATTTATGTGATACACGAATACAATATTTAGGACAGATTTGCAAATTTCTAGATAAAGGAGGGCCAACATCATTAAAATTCTGTTCATTACGAGCATGGTACAAAAATCCTTACACTGATGAGATAACACTAACACGAGATCCAGCCAAGCTTTTCTCATTATCACAGTATGCTATTAAAACAAAGACATACAGACCAGCACAGCGAGTTATTTATCACCTATCTCAGGCAATGGCTTATGAAGCAAGTTACAAAGGTATTGAAATATTTGAAGTAATGAGATTGTCACACTTATATGAAGCTTTAAAAATTTATGAAATTTACAAAAATCAAAAGAAATTCCAGATGATATTCCATAAAGAATATGATAAATTGTTAAAACAAAAACAACGAGAGGAGTATTATGATTTTGGATGTGGAGAAACAATGAATAAGAAATTAGCTGATATTTATGAAATACAAAACCGAGAAGAAGTTGAAGATTTAGTGTACTCAGATTATTGGGCTAATATGCAATTAAGATACAATATAAGAACAGAGATTAACTCAATAGAAGAATTAAAATATATCAATGACCAAATCAACGCAGAATTTGATACTGAAGAATTAAAATCTCAATTGGGATTGTTGGGCAAAATAAAATTTTTAAGCGAGATAAAATATGAATACTTCAAAGTCTACCAAAACAACAACCAAAAAGAGGAACCTTCGCAGAAGGGTCCTCACTAAGAAACCAATTAAACGCAGAAGGATTAGGAGAGTTGTACCAATCAGAGGAAGAAGAATAGCCGCAGCATCAGCAAAGCAATTTAAAAAGAAATTTAAAGTATTTAGACAAAATGGAACATCAGTAAGAGTATCAGGCAGAGATTTAATATATTCAATACCTGATGACAATACAGCACCAGTTCAAGACACAAGTGTAATAGCTGTATTACCAGCAAACCCTGTTTATTGGAGGGGATCCAGAATAGCAGCTTTAGCATCAGGTTACCAAAATTACAGACCAATAAGATTCAAGGTTACTTATGTGCCAATAGTAGCAGTTACTCAACAAGGTAATGTTATTGGAGGAACAATATGGGATAATGGATTTGAAGCAGAAAATGTACAGCAATCACTTAGAACATCAAATGGTGGATTTCTTACACAGTGTTACATACCACACACTACACAAATCAGACCTAAGTCAAATTTACAATTTAATTTATATAGAGTTGGAGGAGCTTTCAATCAACAATCAAATCCATTTGTTTTCATAGCATTAGCAATTGGATGTAAAGACACAGCAAAACAGAGAATAATACCTGGTTATTTCTATGTTACATGGACCTTTGAACTCAAGAACCCAATTGGAACAAATGGACGATTTCTCAATTCAGGGTTAACAACATATAATTCTATTCAACCAGCATTAAATACTACATTAGTTAATATTGATTTATCAGCAGAGATACCTTTTGGAGCATATATAGATGTTGAAGTTGAAGATAACACCCTGATACCTAAATATAACAACACACCCATAGAACTAGAGCAAACTACACCAGTGTGGGCTTTTCAATCTTTAGAAACAATAGAGATGACAAAAGCAAAAGATAAGAATATAATATACTATTTTGCAGTAGATACAAATGAATATCTAAGATTTCCAGAAAATCCAGCTAGAGTAATAATCATAGAGAATAATGATCAGGATTCATTTTATACAATAAAAATGTTTAGTTATGATTTAGCAAATAAATATTATAAAACAGTAACCACACCCACTTTTCTAGGACAAACAGACCAAATTCTAGGTGTGTTCTATCAGCAAACATCAATTGCTATATATCCCAATCAGTCACCAGTCAATCCAACAAGCTATCCATGTTCAATTTATCATGCAGAAAAATCACAATTTACCATACAGCTACAAACTACACAAAACTCAAAACAAGTCAAATATCCCAAGACTAGATACAAGCCTAATATTAAAGTAAAATCCATTATTAATGAATTAAAAGTTAAAGAAAATAAGCCACAAATAAATCAGAAAAATGAAAATGAAATAAATGAAATAATTAATGAAGTTAATGAAATAAATTTAGACCATGAAGAATCAGATGAAGAATTAGAACAGGAAAAATTATTTGATGCAAAATCTCAAAACATAATAAGAAATAAAAATCTAAGAATCAAACAACCAAAACAACTCCCTATTCCGTAAACTAACAGAGGGGTGCAGTCGGTATGTTAACTGGGAACTCTTGTGCATATAAATTAATTAAGCCTACTATTTATTTATTTTATTTATTTTATTTATTGGGCAAATAAAAAGACACTTGATGAACCAGCTCTGGCATGCCTTCAATGTACCACCTCACACATATTAAAGACAATCTTGTCTCTTAACTTAGATGGCTCAATCAACAGAGCTCACTAGCATC